GGCCGCGGGGCTAGTCCCGGGTTCTCGTGAGAGCCTGGGACCAGCTACCCAACCCCTTCCTAGAAAGGAGTCATCCACCCGATTTTGATGTCGACGAATCGGGGACGTCCTGCACGCTGCAAGTGGTCCTTGTCGAAGAAAGGCTCATCGCCCCTCTTCAAGTGCCACTTCATTAGCGCTCCAATATCATCCAAAGAAGATCTGGGTGACTTGGATCGAGCTACCCAAGCTTTGACAAGAGGCTTGTGTAGCTTGTTGCACATTCGCATAGCTTCGTAACCGAAGCTAGCTGAATGGCGACCTAATGCAGGTGATGTTGGCTCAACGATTGGGAAGTTATCTCTTCCGAGAACACTTCTTATTCGTTTGTCTAGCCAGCTAGCAGTAGACCACATACCAATCTGATAAAATTGGTTGCGGAGCTCTACTAAGCTAATCACCTTGTCAGCCTGCTTACGTGATGATGGAAACGACCTGCGAACACGGACAGGAGTAACATCCTGACCATCGTAGTAGTCTCCACCACAAGACTCTCGGAATTTCCCATTCCAGAAAGACTTGCGCATATTCACTTTGAGCCCAAAGGACTCAAGGCGAGCGATCACGTAAGGGACACAATCTACGGGGACAACGATATCGTCTCCGTAGACGCGCACCATTCCAGAAAAGGATTCGACATCTTTTCTGGACAACCGCCTGTTGAGCTTGTCCTGAATTCCGAGGAAGATCAATGTTGTGAAAACCATTGCTTCCATGGGAAAACAGACAGCTGAACCCATAGACGCGAACTTGGCCAAGGGGATCACCCCATGACCAGGTACATCAGCCTTCGTGCTCCGCGTCGCTTGAAGAGCCTCATCTAAATGAGGCCACCAATTGACAAGGAGCCTTACATGCTGATTGGATACCCTATCGGATGCTTCACTCATGTCGAGTGTCGCGAGAGTCTGATTACGACTCCCTACGCGAGCCATTTCCATATTTGGGTTCTGGTCGCGGAATCCGACGAAGCTGTAGGCGAGGTTCTTGACCTTGTTAGGGCCAATATACCTGCTTTCCAGTTTCTGGACGACGCTTTCGAGAATGGCCTGCTGCATGAACTGCATGCAGGTTGGCTCGATCGCGATGATCCTTGGGGTTTCCAGCGTTTTAGGTACGGTTATGACCCTCACGGGTCGTTCCGTATCGGGTTCGAGGAAGGTAACGCGACCCATCCGTTCCCAATATCTGGGCGAGGGAAGGGCGTTCTCCAAGAATGGAAAAACGCTCTCCAAACGGGTGGTCCATTCGACCTGATCGTACTTCTTGTTACCAAGAAGCCGATCGGCGGTGGACCCAGGGCCGTGCCTCGGGGTGAGCTTTCCTTCATTGACTTCTCGGTCAATGAGTTGGAAAACTTCACCGAAGAGGAGTAGGGACATTCTCTTGAAGGACGAAAAGTCCTCAAGAGAATTATCAGTGTCCCACTGCTTTACCTCCTTCTCACACTGCAAGTACCCTTCGATGGCGGCTTCTTGCCTTGCATCGCTGCAAGGTAGAAGCATCTTCTTGAACATCAACGTAAGTTGACGAATCGTGAAGATGGAATCCACGTCGGGATACTCGAGCAACATGGCAGTACCACGATCGAACACACGTTCCAGGAAACCTCCTAGAAATAGGGGGAGACCACCACTTCTGGCAAAACCAGAAAAGTGGCAGGGATCCACCTTCCCACTGTCAAGAGCTTCTTCGAAGTCCTTGGCAAACTTGGGAAGAGTAATAGTTAGAAAACTATTACCCTCGTGTTCGACGCGCCTCTGGAGCTTTTTAAAGTCCAGAGTGGTGCTAGTGTGACACCAGGCTCCCAATTCATCGGAAGCCTCTTTCCAGAGAGCCATCAGGCTTTTCAACGTGGCCGTCCTTTCGGGGCGGTTCGCGTTCCGTAGCCTCAAAACCCTCAAACAATGTTCATGCCTTCGACAAACTGATCCGGCAAAGAAGCAGGATCAACTGTCAAAGTGACGGAGATTGTGAGCCCAATCATGAGCCCAGTCACCATCTGCATGAGCATTGCGAATGTGCGTGACCATTCTGGTCGAGGTTGGTTAGACCTCTTGTCACCATGTTTCTTGGGTGACACCAGATTAGTTTTCTCCACCCAGAAGCTGGGTGGCACGCGCTCCCGAGGATGCAGTGAGGTACGCCGTCAAGGCGTCCACAATCTGCTTCGCCTCAGCGACAGTGTAACCGACATCCGGAAAATCCGTGACGAGGTACACAGCGCCGTTGAGACGAACGTTCACGCCCGCCATAAGCGGGTCTGAAGCGATCTTCGCGTGATCAAGGCGGATCATACGACGAGCCCTGCCCTTCCCGTATGTGTGGGAAACGGCGAGCTTGACCGTAGCGTCATCCTTCTGGAAGACGCCAGAGTTCTTCTCCGAAGAAATTCGGGGAAGAGTCTGAGCAACCGCGTTGATCGTAACACTCTGAGGGTCGGCGAATGCCATGAGGCAACTCTCTTTCAAGTTGA